GCAGGTAGTTTTCAAATGAGGGTAGTTAGAGGATAATGGCAGGTCAATTAGATTCACTATTAAAAAGCGTAGCCAAACAAGTGGTGTCTCAACTGGGAGACTCGTTAGACACAACAATTATTTATACCAGAAAGCTATCTACGTCATATAACACATCTACTGGTGCAGTAACTACCAGTGATACAAGCTACACAATAAAAGTACCCGTAGAATTTGTACAATCAACTGAAGAATCTGGTTATCAGGAAAATATAGCTCGTATTTTTATAACACCTGATCTTATAGGAGATAGTCAACCGCTATTATCTGATGAGATAACCCTTACATTTTCTGGATCGACCAGAGTTGCAAAGATCACAGATGTAAGAACTTTGCGAGGTGGACAGGAATATTTATTCAGAGTTGACGTTATTTTCTAATGACTTTAGTAAACGCAAGAGCAGCATTTGAAACCGCAATCAAAAATGCAGTGACAACTGCCGACAACACAGTAACAGTTGTATTCGACAATATGCCATTCTCTGCTCCAGGTAAAACTAAAAAATATGTAATGGTAAATTTAGACTTTACACAGTCCACTACTCAACCTCAAGGAGGAGCAATAGATTACTACTCAGGATCAATAAGATGTGCGATTATGACACCATCTAATAAAGGAAGTGCTGTGGCTGCTGCAATAGCAGAATCAGTAATTGATGGAATGACTTCCGTAAACGCTTCTGGCTACTCAGATACTTTTTCAGTTACTCCCAGAGTCAGTCAAGTAAGCGGTCCAACATCAGTAGTATCTAATAACCAAAGTCACTTTATGAGTGTAGTTAACTGCAACTTTAGTGCCAATGCTTAAAGACATAAAGCATCTAACAAAAGATATTGAGAAGATGGTGCTTCAGGGTAAAGCAAAAGCAGCATCAAAAATACAGTTCTCTTTACAGTATCGAAGTCCTTACTGGACAGGAACATTCAATGCTGCCTGGAAAGTACAGAAAAATAATCCCGTAGATCCCATAAAACCTAGAAAAGAAAATCAAGGATATAGAAGTGGTGTCCGAGCACCAGAAGCAGGACCAATAATAAAAACATCTCTAACTGAGGCTTTATATGTAGGTAACGAAACAGAATATGCTGGATTTGTAATAAATAGAATGAGAAGTTTAGAAACAGCAGGGTTAACCAGCGATCAAACATTTGGTAATGATTCACAAGGAAATCCTCGTGGTATATCTCCGATTGAATTTTACGAAGATTTATTTGCTATCGGTGCTGATACAAGTCCGATACCTAACAGTCCTGAGTGGTACTACTATTACATAGCAACCGAAGAACTTGAAAAAGATCTAGACCAAGCATTTATTGGTATAACTTTAGGACAATCTGGATATTAGAGACACAATTAGGACTTTAAGTTATACTACAAGAGTAACTACAAATTTTTATGCCTACAGAAAGAGCGATAGACAAACTAAGGAAAGCCTTTAGTGTCGAAGAACGTAGTAGCTACTCTATGTTTAAAGGTGAAGAACTGATTTTAAAAATCTTTTGGTCACCTCTTACAATAGCTGATAGAGACACCATAAACAGTACACTAATAGCTATGAACAAAGGTCAGGAAGAAGGAAGTCTTGACTTTGCACTACAGGTTATTGTTACAAAAGCCGAAGATGAATCAGGTGCAAAAATGTTTACAGCAGCAGATTTACCTTCATTAAGAAGGGAAATACCAATGTCAATACTGATTGATCTTATGACCAAGATGCAAAGTATGGGCGAGGAGGAAAGCCCCGATGCCGTAAAAAGCTAAAGTAAAAGAAGATAACTTCGTATACTTACAATTTTTTATAGCAGAAAAACTAGGATACACCTTTAAAGAACTAAGAGAAAGAATGTCCATGCAAGAGATATACGGATGGAACGCTTACTTTACAATCAAGTCTGAACGGGAAGAAGAAGCCTACGAAAAAGCAAAGAGGCAAGCCCAAACACGCAAAGTACGCTAAACTTTTAATATCCGTGTATTCTGCAAAAATCAGTGGCATCCGAATATAGCGTAAATATAAGACTGAATACAAAACAGGTAAAGGCTGATCTTGCAAGCATAAAAAAAGATATAGATAAACTAGGCAAAGTAAATATAGGAGCTAATAGAAGAACACAAAGAACAGAAGCAACCATAACAAAAAGCAAGGAAGCTCAAAAAGCTGCGATGGTCGAGACTAGACGCATAGGCGATCTAGTACAAAAGGCTTCAGACCAAGGATTAAAGATAGATAAAGCTAGAAGAGCAATAAATAGAGCAGCATTAGCAGATGGCAGAGGAGAGTTTAAGGTAGCGAAAGCTCAACAAAAAGTAGCACTAGAGGAATTAAAAACCCAACGAGCCATAACAAAAGAAAAAGCACAGCAAGTAAGACTAAGTGTTAAATCTTTACCAAGATCAGGTCCAGTGTCTTCGCTAACTTCATTAGGCGGAGGAACACCTTTAGGTTTAAGGGCTGGACCAACTGGACCTGTACAAGCTTTTCCCCAAACAAGAGACTTGGGTATGTTCGGTCCAAAGTTACCTTTTATTGGGCAGACTTCAGGTTTTGGTCGCTCAAGTTTGCGAGGTAACAGATTTCAATTTGGTTCTCAGGCACAAATAGAATTTTCTGGAAAAGGAATGGGCCGTTCGCCTATAGGTGGTAGAGCAGATTTAGTAGGTTCTCTACCAAACTTAAATCGTATAGCTAGAGATAACGCAATGCCTATAAGTGGTTTTGACTTTATGTCCGACTCTCCAAAAGGTAAAAAGTTTTTAAGTAAGCAGCAAGCAAAAATTGCACAGACTGAAGAACTAGCTTTAGAAAGAAAACTCGGTCAAATGGAGCAAAGATCAGCTAAATTTAGAAAAGAAGCAAGACTAGAAAGAAAGAGATCCTTAAGTTTAGGAAAAGATATTGTAAGAATAAAAACTAAAGAAGTAAATTTAGACTCCAGAGCTTTAGAAAAACGATTACTACAAAATGCACCTAGAGAGTCTCTTAATTTTGACAGACAAGGAAATCTATTGCCTGGTCCAGCAGGAAGCAGACAGACAAGAACAGGATTAAGACGAACTCTGGCTAGAAATAGAGGACCAGCATTACAAAGTGCTGCGATAAGTGGTGCGTTTCCTCTGTTATTTGGTCAAGGTCCATTAGCTGCTGCTGGTGGTGCACTTGGCGGTGGACTTGGTGGTGCATTTGGTGGTCAGATGGGAGGCTTTGCAGGAGGTCTAATTGGAACGGCTGTAGTATCTGGCATAACTGGTTTTGCTAACTCAATTACAGAATTAGGAAAATCAATAGAAACACTAGATGGTCAATTTAATCTATTAACTCAAAAATCTTTATTCAGTACTAAAGAAGCGGAAAATAGAGCAAAAGTATTACAAGCATTAGGAGAAAGAGAAAAATTAGCTACTTTACTATCTAAAGAGTTAACAAATGTACTAGGACAAGATGGAGCAGAAAAATTAAGAAGAGCAGCAGAAGCCTCTAAAGAACTAAGCAAAACATTTGCAGAACTTACAATTAATTTACAGTTAGCATTAGCTGGTCCACTATCTCAGTTCTTAAAACTTGTAAATCAAGTACTGGATCAGGGAACTGCTATTTCGCTAGGTCAAGGAAAAGGCACAGTTAACTTAGGTCCAGGAGAACAACAATTCCTCAAGGACTTTGGTGGTGTGTTGTCTAACATGAGTCAATCTCAGATTGATAACATATTGAGAGCACCGATAGGAACTAATGTAGAAGGACTGCAAATAACAAATGAAAGAAGGCAAGCTATAAGAAAGTTTGATATAGCTAATCAATTAAACCCAGAAGGTTTAAGTTCATTTATGGGAGGAGGTAATAGTTTTACAGGAGGTAAAACACCTTTAGAAGTTGATGCTGCCAGAGTTGCAAGTGCTCAGAAAAAAGTAAAAACTATGCAAAAAGAAGTAGAGTTTGCCAAATTAGTTGTAGATGAAGGTTTAAAAGAAGCAGATATTCAAAAGCAAATACAAGCTATAACTGAAAATTTAAATGAAGAAGAATTAAAACTTCTTGATACACAAGGATTAAGTGTAAGAGCGTTAGTAGAAAAGAACAATCAGGCTAAACAGTTAGTTGAAAATGCAAGAATGATCGAACAATCATTTAAGAGTTTGACTCAAAATGTAAGTACAGATTTAGCACAGGGAATACAAGGGCTTATCCGTGGAACGTCAACATTAAATGATGTACTAAATAATGTACTCAACAAAATGATAGACGCTGCATTTAACATGGCTTTCTTTGGTAATGCAGGAGGAACTTTAACTAAAGGATTAGGGTTATTTGGAAGTCTGTTTAGTGGATTTTTAGCTAATGGTGGTCCAGCACAAGCAGGAAAATCTTACATAGTAGGAGAAAAAGGACCAGAATTATTTACTCCAAGTGTCAGTGGAATGGTATCTCCAAACAGTTCTCTAGGAGGATCAACAAATGTAGTAGTAAACGTAGATGCTTCTGGATCTAATGTAGAAGGAGATGAAGAAGAAGGAAGGCAGTTAGGCTTAGTATTGTCAGCAGCAATAGAATCAGAATTAATTAAGCAAAAACGACCTGGAGGGTTACTTGCATAATGGCTACTTTTCCATCAATCACACCAACATACGGGCAGCAGAAAAGATCCGTACCATTAACTAGAACAGTTCGTTTTGCTGATGGTTACGAACACAGAATATTATTTGGACTTGCTGCACATCAAAATCCAAAAGTTTTTAACTTCACTTTCAACGTATCAGAAACAGATGCAGACACAATAGAAGGATTTCTTGATAGTCGTGCAAATGATAGTGCCAGCTTTACTTTTACTCCACCAGGAGAAGGGTTTACAAAGACAGGAACCTATTCTCAATCAGGTACTACAGTAACAATTACCATTTCAAGTCATGGTGTAGCTGTAGGAGATGAACTTACTATTGATTACACTTCTGGATCGGCAACTGATGGTACATTTCTTGTAGCTTCGGTTACTGACTCCAACGTATTTACTGTTACGGCTGCTGCCAGTGCTACTAACAGTGGAAATGTTTCAATTACTTTATCTGGTGCAAGTCAATATGTTTGCGAAAGTTGGACAAAATCTATACCATATAACAATAGAGCCACAGTACAAGCAACATTTAGAGAGGTGTTTGAACCATGAGCAGTTCTGCTATTGTCAGCAATCTTCAGAACATAAACCCATCATCGGTAATAGAATTATTTACACTTGCGTTAGATAACAGCTTACATGGAGCGACTACAGTTTACAGATTTCATGCTGGCTCTTCTTTGAAAGACAACGGAGAAGTAGTCTGGGCAGGAAACACATACCAAAGATTTCCAGTACAAGCTGAAGGTTTTGCATTTACAAAAGGACAGTTACCTCGCCCAACTCTCACAGTAAGTAATGCACTAGGAACAATAACAGCAATATTAGCAGCAGTAAACGCTACCACTACTGGAAATGACTTAACAGGTGCAACTGTCACTCGCATTAGAACTCTTGCAAGATTTATGGATGCTGTAAATTTTCCTGGGGACATAAATCCTTACGGCACACCAGATAACACAGCAGAGTTTCCACAAGAAATATACAAAATTGATAGAAAATCAGCAGAAAATAGAGAAGTAGTACAGTTTGAATTAGCTGCTGTATTTGATCTTGCTGGTATTCGTGCTCCACAAAGACAATGTACAAGAGCCGAATTTCCTTCTATTGGTACTATTGCAACATGAATTGGCAAGAATCTGCACTTAATCACGCTGAAACAGAAGATCCAAAAGAATCTGTTGGTCTTTTGTTAAACATTCGAGGTAAGGAGCGATATTATCCCTGTCGTAATCTTTCTATGACAGCACATCAATGCTTTATTCTCGATCCAGAAGATTATGTAAAGGCTACTAATCTAGGAGAAGTTACTGCTGTTGTTCACAGTCATCCGACAACCCCTCCAGAAGCTAGTCAGGCAGATAAAGTAGCGTGTGAACAAAGTGGACTTCCGTGGCATATTGTTAATCCTAAAACAAAGAAATGGGGTTATTACGAACCACAAGGATATGAAGCACCTTTATTGGGTCGACAATGGGTATGGGGTATTACAGACTGTTGGAGTTTAGTAAGAGATTATTACAAGCAAGAAAAAGGTATAACTTTGAAAGATTATGAAAGACCTATAACACCAGATGAGTTTATGAAAGATCCTTTATTTGAAAATTATGCTTGGAGAACAGGTTTTAGAGAACTAAGACCAGATGAAAAATTAAAGTCTGGAGATGTTTTATTGATGAGTATTTTAGATTCAACTTTAAATCATGTAGCTATTTTTCTTGGAGATGATGTTCTTCATCATTTAACCGATAGACTATCTTGTAGAGAACCATATTCTCCGTGGTTATTAAAATGTACTGGTAAAAGGTATCGTTATGCTTCGTAAAATAAAATTATATGGAGAACTTGCAAAGTTTGTAGGACATAAAGAATTTGAAGTAAAAGCAGATACATTAGCTCACGCAATGAGTTTTTTAATAAATAATTTCCCTGGGATTGAGCAACACATGACCAGTAGATATTACAAAGTAAAAGTTGGAAACTATGACTTAGATAAAAGTGAGTTAGGTCATCCAATAGGTAAACAGGATATTCATTTCGTTCCAGTAATTACTGGTGCTGGTAGAGGATTAGGAAAAATATTATTAGGTGCTGTGCTTATTGGATTTGCAATAATAAACCCAAGCGTAGGTTTTGGACTTGGGCCAGGTGGCCTGGGAGGAGGTTTTGCTACTGCATCTGGAGCGTTTAGTTTTACTGCATTTGCTGGAAATATAGGTATCGCTTTAGTACTTACTGGAGTATCAGAAATGTTAACTCCACTACCTAAAAGACAGGAATTTAATTCAGAAGAAGATCCCAGATTATCATTTAGTTTTGGTGGAACTCAGCAGACAGGAAGAGCAGGAACTCCTGTTCCTTTAGTTTACGGAGAGATATTTACTGGTAGTGTTGTAATAAGTGGTGGCATAGACACAGAACAGGTACAGGCATGATTGAAAAGAAACATCTTATTAGAGGTGCGAAAGGGAATGATCCACCTCCTTCTCCTCCGCAACCGACCAGAGAACCTGATACTTTACACAGTAGACAATATGCTACTTTCCTTGACCTTGTTTCAGAAGGAGAGATAGAAGGTTTTGCAACAGCATCAAAAGAAGGAAGGACAAAAGGTACAACTGCATATAATAATGCTGCATTAAAAGACGTTTTTCTTAATGACACTCCAGTATTAAGATCAACAGCAGACTCAGCAAGTCCTGATACAACTGATTTTAATT